GAACTAACAATATATTTATTCTAATCAATACCAGTATATCTATATTAGATATAACATCATAAATCTATGTTAATTCAATTATATAGATATTTAGTTGAGATATTTAATTAATATATTTAAAAAGAACTGTATATAAAAATAAATCAATCTTAGTTAACTAACTATCTTTATATACTTATATATGATTAATTAATTATCTTTATATACTATATTAATCAAATAAGATTAATCTACTGTTGATACTTGTGATTAACTAAATATCTACTAGTTTAGGTGTTTGACCTCGCTTTCTTTATATACACTTGCCAATGTTCTATATTAATATTATACCCACCTTTCATGTTTTTCTAACATAGATTTTAAAAATCGTTACAATTCTTAAAAAAAGAAAAACACGTGATTAAATAGTTAACCACGTGTGTGTACAAAGAAAGTAGATTAATCATTTAAAACGTCGTTAATATTGCGTTTTGTGTTTTGTTGTAGTATGATTTTTCGTCTAACTCGTGAGCTTATAAATGGTTCAAAGTAGTTATACTCGTAAGTACCACCAATTCGTTTAACTAATTTTTCTCTAGCAAGCGTTGTTACTTTCTTTTGAGCACGAGCATTTAAGTTAGAATACTGCGCATCATCAACCATTTGATTGAATAACTGTTGTTCATCTCTAATATATTTATCTGTCATTAGTGGTACAACAACTTGGTTATAGAACTGTACTGGTCCTAATAGTTGTCTACCTATGTATGCCAAACTTGGTAGTAAACTAAAGTTACCTCGTTCAGTTGTTATTTCACCATTTTGTACTTTATATTGTCTACCTTCAACTTCAAATACATTCGGGTCACCTTTACCACTAATCAACTTATTAAGGAATGTGATCAATGGTACTTGAATTGCATCACCTTGTTGACCTAATAAAAACATATTTGCTGCTTGTATAGGAGTTACTACAGTTGACCTTTGAATTAGTTTATTTTCTCTTGGGTCAAATCTAATAGCTTTAGTTGTATCAACTTCTGTTACTCCTGGAGTGTTCTCTTGTACTTGAACATTGATAGCTTCTCCTACTTTTGGTATTTGATTATATACTAAGCTTCTAACTGGTCTACCTTGAACATGCGCTATTAATTCTTTAGTAGCTGCTAGTGGATAACTACCAAATGGTACAAAACTCTTAACTGTACTTTCAATTGGATTTGATGCTACTACTCTTGATGGTACAGTCGACTGCATAAACTTAGCTTTATCAACACCATAGTTCTTAATATATTCAAGTGCAATATTTTCAATGTATCTATCAACTGACGCAACTGGTCGATAAAAGAAATTGTTTACCTTTGATAAATATTTTAGTATTGGACTTTCAGCTTCTGCTAGTTCAACCATTCTAAACTTTGGTAAGTTCTTAAATGTTTTAGTTGCAGCATTAACATCAAAGTTATTGAGTATTGATAAAGTTGTTGATAGTATGTTAGCTCCTAAGTAAGTACCACCTGCCAACATAGTTTTCTTTAGTTCACTATTCAGTTCGTTCAAAAATCTATTATTGAATATTGTATCAGAAGCACCAACTTCTTTAATGTCAGTCTTGTTTATTTTGTTATACTCACGTATCTTTTTATTAAGATTAGATGCACTATCAAGTGTATTACTTCTAATAACTTTGTCAACAAAATCTCCTGCCTTCTTGGCTAAATTTTTACGCGCATCTGCGTAGTCAATAGTACCATACACGCGTTTCAGTAGGTCTACATTTGATTTACCTTTTGAAACATCCATAGATGTATATACTTTTGGACTAAGGTGGAATAAAGGTTGAATATCATTATCTTTTACGTAATCAAATGCTTTCTTATATGATTGTGTTTTCATGAACTCTGGAGTATCAAACTCTTCAAAAGGCAAATAATTCTCTTTTGCTAGTAGTTCTTTAGCTGCAAAATCATAATCATCATAAATCTTTGCTCCCGCCATTGAAGTAAATTGTTTATAGGTATCATTAGCTTTTGATAAATCTTGCATAGCAGGAAGTAGTTCTTTTGGAGCTTTCTTAAATCCAATAGTTTCTACAGCTTCCATAGCTTTACTAATTGTAATCGGGTTGTATTTGTTTTCGATATTTTGAATTTGTTTTATGAAGTCATTGCCAACATTAGCTATGTTAATATTGTCTTTTGTAACTTCCTCTGCTAATCTAATTCTAGTATCGTTACCTTCAATAGCTTTTAATTTACCTTTTAATGCTTTTGGTAGTTTTAGTCCTAGTGCACCTGTAAGTGATGTAATATCTAAGAGTGCTGTTATTGGATGTTTCCATGCTCCAGTTATTACGTTGCCTACCATCTCTCCAAGTGGCATCTTACCAATATCATCAATCGATAAATTATATGTTGATAGTAAAGCATCACCAAACATTTTCATCTGCGTAGGGTCTTTTGCCACTGCGTCAAAAGTATCAACTAATACTTTTCTTGCATCTGGGTCATATCCAAATATACCACCAATAAGAGTAGTTATACTAGCACCAATTGAATTTAAATCTTCTTTAGCGTTTTGATATAATGTTCCTTCGAGTTTAATATTTGAATTATCACTTGATGGTTTATTGTTTGATTTATTACTTGATGTTGTACCAAATGATAAACCTGACGTAGATGAAGTATTAAATGATTGTGAGTTATTATTGTCAAATGATAGTGCCATAATTACTGTCCTAAATTAAAGTTCTTGTATTGTTGCTGATTACTACCTTGCTGTGTTCCTGGGAATACTTGTGACATAACAGACTGATTACTATTCAAGAATTGGTCCATAGTCAATCCAGACATTCCTGCATTCATTACTGTTTGACCTGCATAGTTTGCTTGTTGATAAGGAAGTAGATTTTGTTTACGTTGTTGTTCCGCTTGATTAATTTTTAGTTGTTCCTGTTTGATTGGAATTTCCATTCTATTTGTATAAGCATTCATAGAATTAGATTGTGCATTTTGTCTACCAGTTTCAGCTCCGTACGTGTCTATTTGTTCGCCAACTTTATTATGTCGAGCTGTTTCTTCTGCTTTGTAAGCTTCAATCAAGTTATCAACATAATTTTGTTTTTCAGTAGCATCCTGCTTACGTACATTTAAGTTGTAATCTCTAATATCTTTATCGTATTGTTGCTGCTGTCCAACAAAACTATTTAATTGAGATAGTGCTTTATCACGTATAGTAGGAGCTAGTTGTTGCATAGCTTTAACTTTTGATACTCTACTAAATTCTTCTGGAGATAAATATGGTACTTGATTTTGTTGATACTGCTGCATATACTTGAAGTAATCAATTGCTTGATTTTCAGGAGTATAGTAATTGTCAAGGTCTGCAAAAGTATCGTTTGCTATCTTACCAAAGATTTGAGAATAAGCATTATTTATATTATTTATATATTGTTGCTGACTTTGTGCTTGTTGTTGTTGAGCTGGTATTACTTCACGTTGTCTGTATTGTTCAACTAAATCTCCGTTACTATCATATTGGTCTGTTATGTTGTATGTATTTTGAGCCTTTTGTACTTGCGCTAGTAAATTATCACGTTCGTTATATAATTGAGCTTTAGCTTCCATAGGTACATTATATCCACGTTGTTCCATTTGAGCTAACTGTTCAATCTGATTATTAACATTTGCAAGCATATCATTATTTTTTTGAGTTTGCATAGTAATATAATTATCTGCGTCTGTTAAAGCTTCGTTAACATTAACTGGTTTACCTGTCGCAAAATCATATATCTTTTCATTTACTACGTGGTATTTTCTTCCTGATGCTCCTGTTAAATACTCTGGTACATAACTTGATAAATCTGGATAAGCCATACCTGTTTCGTATTCACTCTGTTGCTCTGGAGTTGTATCTCGTTTTACTCCTAGTTTTTCGAGTGCAGCTTTAGCTAGTTTATCACCTGCTACATAGCCAAGACCACCATATAGCATCTTCATAATAGTATTACCTTTGATTAAACTTGCACCTATTCTACCTGCGTTAGCTACGGATTTTGGAATTAATGAGTTATCGCTGTCTTTAAATGCTTGCCACAAATCATAAGTTGATAAACCAATGTTACCAATTATACCAAATTTACCATCTCCTGTTGCTAATGCCTTTATATGCTTTGGTGAATTTTTAATGATATCACCAAGTTGATTAACAAACTTCAACATATTAGGTATTTCAGATGCTTTCTTGATATTAAGTTCATCTGCTAATTTTTTAAGTTTAGTTGCGTTATTTTTAACAGCCTGCGCAAGCTTAATTTCTTCAACTGATTTACCAGATGCTCTAAATGTTTTTGACTTAGAGATGGCGTCATCAATAGAACCTTTTAACAGTGCGTTGCCTTTAGCAATCTTTTCTTGTACTACTTTTGATTGTTTAACTAATGATTGTCTAGCTTTTGTAACTGCATCTACTACATACTTTTGAGCAGCTTTAGCTCCTGATTTACTAAATACTGCTTTAGCTTTAGATACTATTGGTCCTGCTAATCCAATTGGAATAAAAGCTGTCAATGTATCAAGTAAGTCATTAGGATTTTCCATAACTCGATTAGCTACTTGTGCATTCTTAGTTGTTAAATCAAGAAAGAATTGACCTACTGCGTTATTAAGATTATTATAATTACTTGTATATCCTGTTGATGCTGTTATACCTAGTGGAGCAGCTAATGCTTTTATACCATTTTTAGTACCACGTAATCCCTCTGTAAATATTGAATTAATAAATTTGTTTGCATCTTTAGTACCTTTTCTTAACTGTTGTAAAAACTTTTGTGCCTCTGTAGAGTTTTTAAATCCGCTATAGAGCACCTCTACTACTTTTCTATTTACCATGTTATCTCCTTTAGTTATTATCCAAATACACCAGTTGAATTATTAAAGTCGCCTACATTACCATACTTTCTATTAACTTTCCAATTATTAATAGCTCCAGTTAAATTATTTAATCCAGTTTGAAAAGCAGGACTTTGTTGAACTGCATTCCAAGCGTTACCGATATATTGTCTTTGGTCATTTGTAAGTGAAGTTGATGAAGTATCTGCAAGACCTGATAGTGTACCACCTACTCCTTGCATAGCTGAACCAACTGCTGTACCTATACCTGGAAACATTTTAACTACTCCACCAACGCTTTCCATTCCTTTACCAATTGCACCTAACCAAGCGTTATTAGCTGCATCAACATTCGCTGCGGCATTAGCTCCATAATTTCTATTAGCATAGTTAAGTTCTGTTGCGTTCATTAGTGCTTGTAGTTCATTATTTTGAAGTTGATTGGCATCCATTACATTCTGATTAGCTACATTTGCAAGATAATTTTGTTGGCTATAAGCATTCTCATTTATCTGTCTATTTGTTTCACTGTTAGACCCAAATGCAGCTTGACCTCTTAACATATTAGCGTTTTGTGCTAAGTACTTATCAGATAATAAATCAAGTTGTCTATTATTTAGTTTGTTAGTCCAAAAATCATTTCGACCTGAATAGTCAGTTACATAATCTTGAATTAAACCTAAGTTTTGATTTATATACTCATTTGATTTAAGACCTGATTGCATAACTTGTTTGTTATAATTCTTTTGATTTTTTTGAGTTGCCATGTTATATCCTTTTCTTCTTTATATACACTGCCCTGAAAATTAAACATTATATAATATGTAATTTGCAAGACAGCGTAAGCTGTCCTGCTTTAATTATGTACCAATTTTAAAGTAACCACGTGCTCCACATAATGGATTAGTTACCTTAGCACCATAAATGATTAAACCTCTAAGTATATCTCTATACTTATCTTTATCTGGTATAACTTCTGCTCTACTTTGAGTAAACGCTTCTGTTACTAAATTTCTAGTACCGCAGATAATTTGTAAGTGTTTGTTACTACTATCTGACATGTGGTCTAAGCTTTCATCAAGTACTAATTCAAATCCTCTGATAACTGGCACATTACCATAGAATTCTCTAGCTTCTGTTCTTGAACCTGCTTGTGTATCTGCTTCGATAATCAATTCATACAATGCTGATGGTACTGCTAGTACTGGTAGTGCTTCACGAACTTGAATTCCTAAAACACCTGGTACTTCACCGCCCTCACCATCAAATGGTGTTTGTTCTCCTGATAGTTCTGATACATTTTCTTGTTCTTCTGTATCTACAAAACGGTATTTACCGTACTCCATAATAGCACCAGTTTTCATAAGTTGAACTCTGAACTTAGTTAAATAGCTAAGGATAGTATCTTTAGTTACTGCTGTTGGAGCCGCTGCTGTACCGCCACCTACTACTGGAATAGAACTTTCAGCAGCAATAGCTGATAAAACTGCGATATTACGTTGTTGAACAATGGTATCTTCGCAAGCAAGTCTATAGCCTTTTTCCACATCATGATACGTTTTAAGTTGCATTTCCCAAGGTAAACCAACTGCATATCTAAGAGGTGTATCAAGGTTTAAAGTTATTGTAGATGATTTAGCATCACCATAACCACTTGGCATATCCATACCCGCAGTAGTAGCTGTACCGACTACAGATAAATCAGGTTTAATGATTTTTACTGCATCAGCTCTATCTCCACCAGGATTGTGAAAGTTATGATTTACTACTCTAGCTGCAAAACCACCTTTACTCTCTTTTAAAGTAAATAACATTTGTTCTGCCCAACGTTCGGTTGTAAATGCTGTCATTTTAACTCCTTAATTTTAATGTTAGTTCTAACACTTACACTTAGTATATAACTAACAATTTTACCAAGTGTATATAAATTAAGCTAACTTTCTTAGATTAGCTGTATTTATTAATTTAACTCCATAGAAAACTGTTATACAAAGATTATCTGCATATTGAGTTGTATCTGGAGATATTACAATTTTAGGTTCTGTGTATGCAACTGCATAAGTATCATTTGAACCAACTACTCCCTCGCCAATATCTGTAAAATCTTCTGATGTTGTATCAACATTTAATTTAGTTTCTACATAAGTTTTTATTGAACCATCTACTAACTGTTGTTGATATTCTTGATAAGTTGTATAAGGAAGCAGTACAGTTGGTAAATTTAAGTAGTGTAATGCAGGTACTCCAACATCATTTTTAAATGCATACTCATTAGAATACGTTTCTCCTATTACTTTATCATCATAGTCTGGTTGATTTGATGCTGCGATATAGGTTACTGGAGCACCATTATCATACTTATAGATTGAGAATTTTTGACCTGTACCTTTTTGAGCGTTATCTGCAATTATATTACCAAGTGTAGCTGCTAATGTATCTCCCATAGTTAGTTCAGTAACATCAGCAATATTTACTACAATATCTGCATGAATAGATTGTGATATTGCTTTCTTAAACTTTACTGCAAAATCTGATTTAATTAAGTTTTGTAAATCTACATCAGTTTCAAGTGCTACTTCATGAGGAATTTTATAAGTTAAGCTTAGTGACTGGTCTAAGTCAATGTCTATAGTGTTATCAATATTTGTGTATGTATAATAACTGTCTTCAAGTATACCATTCGAATAGCGTTCCTCTTTTGTTGATTGACCGCCTATTGTAAATTTACTATCTGAATATGTTGTTGTATCACTTGGTGATGAACCTCTGGCGACCTTATGAGTAGCATCTGCATGAACTACTGGATTAGGTACGATAATAGTTACTCTTGATGCACGGACTCCATTATTACTTGGGCAATAAATTGGAGTTGACATTGGTAAAAATTGACTTCTATCTTCTGGTTTTATTAATGCTCTTGCCAAAATCTTTGATAACTTACTTTCATTAAAACTTGTCATAATTAATTCTATACTCCTTTATTACTTGTATTATTTAATGTATTGTCAATTATACTATCAAATACTGATTGTGTTCCTGTAATATGTAGTTTTTCTAAAATCCATCTAAATAGCATTATTGCTTGCATTGGTTGTAGACCTTGAATTACTGCTCCAAACATAGGCATATTAATTAAAGATAATAGCATGTTTACTTCTTGTTGGTCTTTAGCTATGTCTGTATCTACTGATAAACTATCGTGGAATAAATCTGTTTGATTTTGTGTTGTAACTTTCAATATTTCTAAAATATCTTGTAGAATTGGAAGTATTAACTGCTGTTTAAGTTTATTTGATAAAATATTTAATATACCAGATGCACTATCAGCAAGCATCATAGCTTCACCGAAAGTTCTAACTGAACCTCCACTTTCACCTAAAGTATATTCATTAAGACCTGTTGCTTGTTGTGATAGTATTTGAGTGTTTTGTTGAATTCCTACTAGACCGCCAATATCTAATTCACCTGGTAGTAAAGTTTGTAATTGACCAACGAATGTAGCAGGTAATTCTAAATATCCAGTTTGTTTAGCTGTTTCCCAGACAGTACTATCAAATGACCAGTTACCCGCTCTAATAGGATTTACTACTTTATCATTGTAGTCAAATACTAATTTATATACATCCTTTGTAAGCTCTGTAGCTTTTAAAACTGGATAAATTGGTGAACAATCATTGTTCTTATCATTTATTGATACTGAATGCAGAATAGTTAAATCTCTACCTTTTTCTGCATATATAACTCTACGTCTAAAAATTATTATAACGTAGTTATCAAGTTTTCCATCTACTACTAGCTCACCTGTAAATACTCTTATTTCTGATACACGTTCAGCATCTGCAATAGCATAGTTAAACAAATCTAGTCTATTATAATCTGATAAAAAGTCAAATTTATATGCTATTTCTGGAGTTATTCTAATAGTGTATACGCCTGAACCTGGCTGTTCATAATCATAGATTATCTTAGCTGATTTAACTCTATTTACTAGGATATCTGGTAAACCATTTTCAGTATTTAAGTTTACATCCATAACAATAGAAGCACAACCATATAGAATAGCATCATCAATTAATAAATCATTCTGTGATTGTAAGCTTTCTAGATAAGTTCTTAAAATTTCTCTCGGTCGTTCTTTATCAACTGTGTAATCTGTTGATATAACTCTGAATGTATCTTTTAAAGACAGTAGTGATTGATGTAAGAATTTAAAGTAGGCATTATAGGCATAAGTAATATTTACGTTTTTAATAGCTCCTTGCTCTTTATCATCCTTTGCTTTACGAACTTCAACTCCTTTTTTGTATCTAGTCAACCATTCTTGTGTATTTCTAAGTCTTGCATATAGAGCACTTTGTACTCCAGCAAATTTATTTTCTGATATTCTTTGACCAGTTCCAATAAAGAATGGAAGTCCATCATAAGTTTTTACCGTTTGCGTCATATTATAGTCCTTTTGTATGTTCTTCGTAATACATTAAATAACTTATTGCGTCTATTGCGTGTGGAGTGTAGATTAAATCTGGTTCAATTTCAAGTTCTTGTTTAGTTGGAATTAAAATCTTTCCAGACGTTAAATCAAGTCTAGTGTTTTCAAATACATAGTTAGTCTTTTTCATAGTATCAAGATTGAACTTGTATTTGTCACTTTTTACACATCCCTTGAAAATTGATAATCTTTGAGGTATTCTCGGATTGCCTTGTAATACTTTAAGTTGTATTTTAACTCCTAGCTTTCTTGCAACTTTGTCTATAACTACATAGTCATTATCAAGTCTTTGATTGAACGCTCCTGCACTATCTCCGTATACTAGTAGTCTTTCAATTCCATATTTATCGATTAGATGTTCAATAACATCCTGTGCTTGTTTCTCTGTAGTAGTACTTAGATTTAAATGTTCTTCAAGAAATAAAAATCGCTTATCACTAGTTACTACACCAGTATACCAACATTGAGGTGAATAGTTAAAATCGCAAGTTAAGAATACTTGAAAATCTTCTTTTGGTATATCAACTTCTGATAACTTAACTTCAAGTGGGTCATAGTTAGATATAAGTGCGTCGTCTAAACTTGGAGAAATCTTAGAGTTGATAAACTTCTCTTTTTCCTCGTGTGTCATATTCTTAGAAAGTTCTTCGATATATCCTTTTGGTAGATATTTATTTTCGTATGAACTTGCTGTAAATACTTTTCCTGATTTAAGTGTGTAGTGATTAGTTGAACTTGGTGGGTTAGTGTGTGTTAAAAGGATAAGTGGAGCATTCCCATTAACATAACGTAATCTACCTTGTACCTGTTTCAATACACTGTTTGATATCTTACTTGCTTCCTCTACATCTATATAATTAAACTCGTATGTAAGTAATTGACTATACTTCATACCGTGAGTAATCATAATTGTAGTTCCATTAGGACAAATCCACATTGTCTTTTCTTTGTTAAGTGCAACTGGTTCTTGACCTAATACTTTTAGAAAATCAAAACATTTAGCCATTGTGTTATCTTTTACTAGAGGAATAGTAGGACCAATCATACATACTTTTGACATTGGATATGTATTTATATAACAGGCGGTTATCAGTGCACCAAGCCAAGTCTTACCAGAACCAAGACCACCTACGTAATTTAATATAGTAATCTCACGTTCTGGAGCATACCTAACACACTGTATAACTTTTGTTTGAGTTGGTAGTAATTCTGCTAACATTTATTTACGTAAACCTCGTTACCATTTTTATCCATCATTACTTTAAATCCTGTGAATCTTGAACCATATTTCTTTTTCATTTCTACTAGTTCTTTGTAATTATCGTCATACATAATTATTTCAACATGGTCTGCAATATTATAATGTCTATCTAAGTATTCTGCTTTTGATAGGCCTGTAATTCCTTGTGCTACACAACATACATCAATATCATTTGCATATTCCTTGAATATTAAATCTACATGTTTATATGTTTGAAAAGTTTCATGTCTAGCTGTTAGAACCATAAAATAGATATCAGCGGTTATATCATCATCAGTAGTAGCTACTTGATTTGCTAGTGATCTAACGCGACTATACATCTTCTCATTGATTTTACATAGACCAAATTTCATCTCGAGTGTGTGTATAAATGGATAAATCTTATAGTATATTTGTTTAAGTGTTTTATTCTTTGGAATAAATCTATCCATAAAATCAGCTATTGGACAATATATTGATGTTTTATCAAGGTCAAATATTATTAACAAACTTATATCCTCTTGTTTCTTCAAAGTTAAAACCTGCTTCGTTGAATGCCATAAATAAATCTAGTGGAGTAACTGAATTACTGTTTACATTTTTAAATTTATTAGTAATATATTGTATTGAGTTATTGTCTTTGAAGACTGGTTCTCTTAGTGCATCTAGTACTAATCCTGAACATATATATTCATCTTTTGATTTGCCGTTATCTTCTTTTAAATGACCATTTGTCAAGAACTTAAAGATAGATTTATAACTGTAGTGATAGTTACTAGCTTTAGCTACATATTTAAGTGCGAGATATACATCACAATCATTTGATATAGTCGTTCGTTTGATTACACTATCTTTATGTTTATCATCAATATCGTTCAATAAAAGTATTCTTGTTCCTTTTTCAAATACTTTAGTACCAGTATCATCAGTTTTATAAGTTGAACTTTCAAACACAATCTTGTTATCTAACATAAGTAGTACATGGCTTGGTACGAAATCAGAAGTTTGATTACCTCTGTACATAATATGTGATACTTTTCTTATAGCTTTAGATACAAGTGATGTTCCTTGTACAAATACTACTTCTAATTTGTGCATGTTACTTAACCTCTTCTGTAGCTTTCTTTAAATCTTCACATTTGAATTTATTAATATTTCTTTGGATAATCACAATGATACCACCAGACTTTTTAACTATTGCACTTTGATGAGTTTCATTACTCTTTTGTTGCCGTTGAGATTTTAGAATAATACCTCCTGATGTATCAACTTGAACATCTTGTGTAGCTACTTCTGCGTATGATACTTGTGAAGCTGCTGCGACAACTCCGATAATTCCTAATGTAATCAATAATCTTCTATTCATGTTGTGTATTCCTTTCAATTATTAGTTGTATCATTCTTATATTACAAGCTGCGTGAGCTAAGTGTGATACATTTGTTTCTTCATCAGTTTTTGATATATAATGATATTTGTATAGATGTCTAAACAGTGCAGGTACAAGTGTATATGGATTTAAGTCTAAGAATGACCATGGGTGATACTTTCCTACTCCAAACTCAAATACTTCTAACATTTCTTCGGTATGACTTTCTAATCCTGGTAAACTATCAGTATCATACTTATTTATAGCAATAACGGTGTCCTGTATAATTCCAAGAATATCAAGCTGTTCTATTGTGTTAAATGATGGAAATGGTAATAACTCTCTGTAATATTCTGGTATAAGTTGTATTAAGTGCTCTCTTGATAAGTGCATAATTAGGTATCCAAGTGGATTTTTACCAGAACTTTCTTTACCAGTTATGTTTTTAAAATTATCAGCAATTGGATATATTGGAGTTATATCAAACTGCTTAAATATATTTTCAATGTACGCTTGTTGTTCCAAGCTATCCATCTTTTCGAGTTTATTCCATAAGTACTTTAGTGACATTCTGCCCAAGACCTCCCGACTTTAATATCAACTTGTAGTTTACAATTTAAGTGTAAGTTAGCATTAACTTTATCAACTGCTTTATATACACACTCCTTGTATTTTTCTACATGTTCAGGTCTAACTGATGCTTGAATCTCATCATGAACATTAAGAGTAAATTTATAGTCTACATCAGTCTTACTTAGTTCTTCATGCAGATATACTAAACAGTTTTTCATAACAACTGCACCAGAAGATTGTAGTAGAAGATTTAATAAACTATGTTCACTTCTAGCTTGTAGTTCTCTACCATCAAGTCCTGTGATTGTACCTTTTTGCCGATACTGTTCTTTTAGACTATCTTGTAGTGTACCTAATCCTGGTAAAGCTTCAACAAACTTTGATATTGCTTTGTTTACATCATCAACTGTATACTTCTTTCCTGTACCTGCTGATAGACCATCTGCAAGTTTCTTTTTTCCTGCTCCATATAAATAAGCATACTCGAAAGTTTTTGCTTGTCTGCGTGTTTCAAATCCTAGTGTTTGTTGTGTCCAAGTATGTATATCACCGTTTTCAATAATATCAACACTGAAATGTTTATCGTTGATATAATGAGCTAAACACATATATTCAAGTCCTTTGGCATCAAAACCAACTTGTACATATCCATCATGAGGTATAAATAGATTTCTTACTTCATACGCATATTTGCCTTTAATACCTCTTATTGGACCATTATCATCCGTTCTTACACTTGGCATTGTAGATAAGTTAGGTTTATTATGTGTGCATCTTCCTGATACTGTACCTTCAGTGAATACTTTTCCATGAATAATACCATCTTTATCAAGCAAATTATATACGCTGTTGTTGGAGTTATATATCATCTTTCTAATTTTGTTTGCTGTTTTCCACAACAATAAATCATGTATCTCTGGATACTTATCTTCAATTGATGCTAGTACTTCATCATCTAAACTTGGAGTTGGTTCTTCTTTTCCTTTTCTACGTACTAGTGGTGGGTCATACTCATACTTTTCTTTTAAGTATCTCATCCAGTGATAAGTAGAACTAAGATTGAATGGAGTAACTACTTCTATGCACTCGATATCTCCTGCTTTAATATTCTTATTTTTGTTAGCTCGTTTATATACTTTAAATGTATAATCAATGAATGATGGTAGTTTACTTAGCAATTCATCTGCTGCTCTTACTTCATCCTGCTCAATCTGTTCATTCAATTTAAGTAGATTATCTACATCAATCTTATGACCGTTAATTACTTGTTGTGATATACACCAAGCAAAGTTGTTTGATAACTCAATCACTTCTTTAGGAATACTATCAACATCACAATGCCACAATACTAACTCGGTTACTCTAACATCTTGTTGACAATAAGCTCCCATTTCAGGAGTATATTTATCCCAAGCTTCATTTTTAGTCTTTTTACGTTCTTTCCATTCTTCATCAGTATACTCTTTACCTGTCATTGGATTGAACTTCTCATAACCTAAGTCTTTTCCCCAGTCTTCTAAACCATGCTTTTGACGTTGAGGAAAAACAATACAAGATAAATTGAAAGTATCTAGTACGTTGTGAGTAAACTTCCTTGATGGATATAACTTTTCAAGTACTGGAATATCAAATGCAATTATGTTGTGACCTATTAGAACTTCTGAATTACAAAGAATGTCTAACGCTTCATCAATATTTGACTGTGTGTATAAAAGAACATCTTCATCTATACCAAGTCTTTTTAGTGCTATACAATGAATAGTTGTACAATCTTGATAAAATCCATTTGTTTCTATATCAAATATAGTTTGCATTAATCAGCTACTCCGTACTGTTCATATAGGAAATCTTTATTAAGTTCACTGTCTAATATTCCTGCTAATATGATAGACTTATCACCTAATACTTCTTCTAGCGCCTGTCTATCTTTACTTATACCTGGATATGCTACCACACAAACTAATGATAGCATAACTTCAAAAAATTTCTCACGTTCTTCATTTTCAACTAAGCGCTTAATTAATTCGTATGTATTCACAGTTAGTCCTCTTTTATCTTTGTTACTACTTTATCCTTGAAAATAATTGTTTTTAAGAGTACTTTATTTGAATTATTATACCCAAAGAACTCTTGTAAGTTCCATATATCTTCCTTAGTACAATCTTTACTCTTAATAAGCTTTAGTCCGCCTGTTAAGAATAATAAAGTATTTCGTTCATCATCTGTTAGTTTGTGTTCAATTTCGTATATTCTCATCTTCCAAATACCTTATCTTGACAATCTTGACATAGCCCTGATATCTGAAATTCTTTGTAGCTTAGCGCATCTCTGAACTGTCCTCTTGGATTACTCATATCTTTACCACAGAAAGGACATAATTTATTGTCTTTTCGATAATCATAAACTTGCATTTGATGTAATAATTCACTTGGGTTCATAGTTTAATCTCCTATATTTTATAAATCTTACTGATGTCATACATTATGTCAAACAAAGGTCCTGAATGCTCGTAGTTCCATACTGGTAAATTTTGATTTGTAAAGAAATATTTGAGAAGTTTTCGTTTGTAAACTACTAAGTGTATAATAGCATCTAGTATATTGTTACAAGGAATTGCACTGTTAGCTTTAATCTTTAAATCAAGTTTGCTATGTTCAATTATTCTTAATGCTTGTGGTACTGTAATTAAATTACCTTTGTTTACTAGTAATAATCCTATGTATGCAATTACCTTTTCAACTGGTAATACTTTTACGATATCTAATCGCAGTAGTCGATTAAGTAATTTTCTGTTAGTTATATTTACTTTTTGCTTCTTCTGTTGTGACATTTGACCACTCATTATACAAATCTATAAAATGTCCTGTTATGTTGTTACGAAATTTATAAATTTTATTTAAATCTCGCTCTGTATTAAGATAATGCTGCAATCTGTTTTCAAATCTACTTAGAACTTCTTTAGGTACTACTGCTTTACATGCATTATATAAGTCTTGTGGTACTCTTAATAGACCTATATGTTTGTATTTAATCGGCTCGCTTAGTTTAAGAAGTTTCTCATAGCTATCAATGAAATCATCCACGTTTTCTACTCCTGCATTTATTAGATAACATCTTAATTCAAATCTATATTCATCAAGTGTTTTCTTTTGCTTCATACTTGCAATCTTTCCTAGTAATCCTCTTTATACTCACTGGTACTTCATCATACTCACCTTCTCCCAAGTAGACAAAGTCATAGTATAAGTCACAACTATTAAAGAACCCATTATAATTCTTACAAGTTATACATCTAGTAACATTCACTTTCATCACCTCCAATAATTATTATAACAGCAATAGCCATCCAAACTACTGCGGCGATTAACTCAAAATAATTCATATTACTTAACCTCTGTAAATCTTAAATCTGCATTTATCTTATATACTTGTTTCGGGTCTACAATACAATCTTTGTTCTTTGTGTTAGATACAATTACTATACCTGTATCTGGGTCACGTAATAATTGTACTACATAGTCCGAACTTTCAAATATAGCGTTACTGCCTTTTGGCATTAGTATAACATCTTCATTAACTTTACCTTTTTCGTTGAATTGCGCCTTTGATACTTGACTACAGATAACTCCTGTTTTATCTAGTCCAGTTAACGTAAATGCTTTTATTGCTCCGCATATTGAAGTTAATCTACTATACTCGTCTGTAGCTGCTTTCCATGGAGTATTTTGAATATAGTCCAAGCATATTAAATCATACTTATTAGGTAAGTCTGTATCTGAAAGTAGCTCTTCAAGATTTTCTTTGAACACATTCCTGTAGTCAATATTATCATCAAGTTGGTCTATTAGTTTTTGAAGTTGTTGTTGACATAATGGAGAATTAAGTTGTGATATTACTTTCTCATCATTACCTACTACTCGCATCTCATGCTTTAAAATTCTGATTGTATACTGATAGATTGACATCTCTGATGATAACAACAAAATCTTTTTATGTTGTTTCATAGCTTCAAGCATAACGTGCATTGTCATTAGTGATTTGCCTGCACCTGGTGAACCAAGTAGTAAATTTAATCTACCAAGTTGAAAATTAAATTTGTATACTGGCATAAGATGAATTGTTTGCTCGCCTGATTTAATTCTTTCTATAGCTTTTTTAAATTGACCCTGCATAAGTGTATATTACATCTCCATTAGCTTTTATAGTAGATACATAAAATCCATGTTTAAGTAAAAATCCTTCATAATTATTAGTATCAACATTACGTGGACATACTGCATAGCAATAATCTACATCAGAAAAATCATCATTAACAAAATCAATAATGTATTTCATTAGGCTTGAACCAAAGTGCCTGTGTCTATAGTTATCTAACACTACAAGTAAACAAATTTTTAATGCTCTACTTCTTTTACTAAGAACGGCACATCCAATTAGTAACTCACTATAGCTTTCATCATAGATACAAACAGCAGGTCTGTTTAATCTGTGTAGTGATTGTAAATATTTCTTATCAGGATATTCTCTGAATATTAAGCTATCAAAATTTATATTTTTAGTTGAACTAATCTTGTATTTATACATACTATTTATCCGTTATTATCATTTCTAACATCTTACAAATAATAAGTAATCTAGTATAATTACTCATTTTCTTTCGTTTATAATCTTTTGGAAGTATTATTTCGTTAGTTATAACCAGATGAATTTTATAACCAAGTATCGCTGCTAGTTTGTGAATTTCATCCTTAGTTATTTCTGGAATTGGAGAGTGTATGTAAAGAGTTCCAGTATCTAATCTAAACTCTAAGTCTAAGTAGTTGTCGTTCTCTAATCGAACTGTAAATCTCAATTCACACCTCCTATTAACTAAGTGATATAAGTCTGTCTAAATATCCTGGTCTGTAGAATTTCTTTATGTGGTATTCATCTTTTTTGGCAAACCAATCGGTTCTTTCAAATACATTTTGTATAATGTCTTTATCCTTTGTATCGTAGTAATAAACTATCTTTCTGACAAGTCCTAAGTCATTTGCACTATTATCCACATCTTCTGGTTCTGCATTTAATATCTCATAAAGTCGTTTATCTGATTTACTGAATACGCTTATATCTGTTTCTGGAGCAACAAAGTTATAGTTTTTCTTTTGATGTTCTTTTTCAATCTTCTGTCTGTCACGCTCGTATTGCTCTGCTTTTAATCGCATCTGTTCATCACTTAACTCTATAAGTTTATCAAATAATTGAACGTTACATTCTTTAAGTTCGACATCAACTATTCTATCAATACAAGGACTTACAATATGTCTTACTCTAGTCCACACTTCTAATTGTTGACCTGTGAAATCCATAAATCTAGTTTCTAGTTCAATGTTTGTTTTCTTTATTATAAATATGTGACAACCTTCTCCTGATTGAGATAGTTCTACAAGCTGTGGAGTATCTATCATAGATTGCATCCATTTATATACTGGATGTTTGAAATCACAGTGGTCACAATCAATACAGAAAATAGAATAACCAGTATCACCTATAGGTCCAAGTTTGATTGATACAGTGTATCCACGTTCTTTAGCTTTCTTAAACTGTTGATATGGTACATGCACTGCGTTATCAATAGTAGAATACCTACCACTACTATCTACTGGTCGTTTATCCTTTGAAAGTATAAATAAATCTGTACAATGTTTAAGTTTCATAGTTACCTAACCAATCTTCGATTAATATAATCTTTGATAGCGTCAACACATTCTGAACAAACTAAATAGTCATTAGTAACGCATTTGTTTAATGTTATATGAAATAATTTTGCAACTTTACGTCTGCATATTTTGCAATATTTATCTTGTTTCATCTTGGAAGTTTTCCCTTTCGAGCGTAACTTTCAGTTCTAAATTGATTGATGCTATTTATATGCTTAAATATTTTTCTTAAGAATGGTATCTCTGTCCAATCATTTATTGTGTGTTCTGGATGTAGGCAATCAAATTCTAGAACTTTAGCTAAGTCTTTAAGTGGTACATTATATTTTGTGAGCATCCTAAGTAGAACTAAGTTACTTGGAAAATAAAACATTAATCCGTGTTCTTTATATACACTCTTAACAAATTCATAAACATCATATAGTTTTGTTAGTTTCTTACCTTCAAGTATTTTCTCTGCTGTTACTACACCTACTTTCGGTACACCAGGAATATTATCAATCCTATCTCCAAGTAAAAATTGCTTTGCTAGTTCATGCATACTACTTTCTACAGTAGTTTCAAATGTTTTGATACCGTTTTTCTTCTTTGATTTGATAGTTAGTTTTGGAATTTGTAAGAAGTCTTTGTCACATGAGATAATCATTACTTTGTTTCGTTTATCTTCAACCAGATTAGAAGCTATGATTGATATTAAATCATCACATTCAAAGACCATTGATGATACAATATTTACGTGAAAAGCTTGTAGTATTTTAATGCATTCATTCTTAAACTCAATCCAGTTCTTAGCGTAGCTATTTATTCTTTGAGCTTTGTAGTATGGAAATAAAACAGTCCTAAATCCTCTGTTTAAGCTGATGCAAAAATAGAACTTTGGGTCCAATCTATTGAACTCTTTAAAGTATCTCTTTGCTTCTCTTATCTCTCGGTCCTTTATCTTTAACATTGTTTGAACTGCTATGTGTGGTGGTAGCTTTGTTGCAAACATAGACCTAAGTAATATATCACCATCATATAATATATGTATCATGTTAAACTCCTATTTATTTCTTTCCCTTTTTACCTTTGCAGCCCACTATTTATCACCTCCTTTTACGTTAGATTTCTGTACTAAGTTTATGTTAAATATTTTTGTTGTTGGCATCATACTAATTTTAAACCAATCTGTATAGCTTACTGGATATCTTAGTGTCTTTGCGTATAAGTACCACCAATTATCTGGATTAAGTTGATTAGTTCTTACTGGTAAATCTTCACTTACTGGCACATCTCCTGAACTCTCAACACATAAACTATCACCATCAACAATTGCTATCTTACCTTCGAAAACAATTTCTGTATCTAGTGCTGTTGAACCTCCTACATCTGGTTCTAAGTCTGAACCAATATAGATACAACTGTTATAACTTAATTCACCAGTACTAAAATCAATTGGAGCGTAATCACCACTATCTTCTACTTTCTGATACTTATATAGTTGTTTGTTTTTTATTATGTAGCTTTGAAATTTACCTGGTATTATATCCTGTTCAGTGTGACATCCTGATAATATTTTATCTCCAATCAAGTATAGCATCATATTAGCTCGTTGATTAGATTTAATTATTATACTGTCAATATCTTGTGTAAATTCAACTTGCTCATGCAGATAGTCATTAGTCATATCTTCGTATGCGCTTAATTGATTAAATTTAAAGTAGACTTTTCCTTTGATTAACCAAGTGTTGAGTGATACATAAGCTGATAAAACTGTTACTGCTTCTTTATCAACTAGTGCTATTAGAAATTTATCTACACTTCCTGCTCCTAGTATTGGAGTTCTGTGTTGATATTCTTGTTTGATTGATAAGTCTGTACTATCTACGTAGTATACACTTGATGTGTTATAATTAACCATAAAGAAGTAACTAGCTGACGGATTACCAACAAAGTAACAACCATTTAATCTAGTATCTTCACTCCATACTACAGCTTCACTTCCTGTATCTACTTTAGACCAATCATATGGTTCACTACCAATAATGTTTAATCTACAAGAAAGATATAATGTATTTCCTGCTATGTGAATATCTTTAATGTAGTTTGTTGTCGGACTAATATTTACTGTAGTCCATCCAACTAGTGTAACATCAAAAGTTTCACCAAATGTATTAGGTAGTACTGAATTATAATTTACATTGTAGAAAGTATCAGCAATATAAACTCTGAACTCTCCGAGTGGGATTATCCATTTTCCAGTTGAAGCTACATATATTTCAAGTTGTTTATTATTGTTTAGACGTCCTGTAAACTTGACTGTTGATTGAGATGAAGCATTGCTTATAAATTGAAATGAAGCTTCTGTTTCATTAAATCCTGCTATACCTTGAAATCCGCCTCTGTAGTTTTCTTTTGTAGCATCTAAATCTGTTACAAAAATTCCATCAGTAGTTTTAAAAGCTAGTTTATTGTTAACAGTGTATATAAATTCTGTAACTTGATTAATGTTTGATACTTCAAGTTCTGCTGATTGCTGACTAAATACCTTTTCGTTATTGATTGTATATGTTGAGACATATCCTTGCTCATCAATATAGTAATTAGTTCCATGTATCACTGGGATACTATCTGCTACTGCTTCTGGATTTATTCTAGTTTCATTACTAAATTTCATGTTTTATATACACTCCTATTTCGGTAAGTTTAATGCATCAGCAAAAGTATTGTAATCTAACTTATAGCTATTATAAAATTCATCATCAGTCATTGGTCTAGTTTTCTTTATTACTTCTACAAATGTTTGTGGAGTATCAGAACCATTTAATTGAATACTACAGTTTTTAAAGTCCATAGTTCCAAGAAAAGGACTATCATTACTATAACTACTTAATCCTATGAATGTGTTGTATGAAGTATTGTTGAAGTCCATACCACTATCCGTCATTACAAGTAGTTGATTTTCTGTTCCATCTTCATCAAGTTCATAGAAAGTTTTTGTGTTTGAATTTGAAATCACAACTTTAATAGTGTAGTGTTTGTTAGGTTCAATATTTTTTAAAGTTTGTGTAGAACCTGACCAACTGTAAGATGATAGTTTATTACTACTAACCTCGAGATTTAAAAAATATTCTGAATGAAATACATTTTGCGTTGAGCTTACATTACTTCCTGTTGTAAAATCAAAAATATAAATGTTATTATTTTTATAGGTAGAATTATTAGTTATACTTGCGTAGTTCTGTCCAGAGAAATTACTTACTACACCGTCATCTATTGATAGACTGCCATGAGTTGTTATAAAATCAGCTAAATCTCCTATTTCAGTATACTCAACATTTGAATTACTAATGATATTACTTGCCAAGCTACTACTGCTATCAGGAATTGATGAATAGCTATCTAATTCCTTGAACCAAGGTCTATTAAAGTAGTAATCTTTTTGATGTGATAATGTAAGTCTTGTAGCTAGTCCTTGCGGGTCGTTATCTGGTACTGTGCTTAGTGCTTCTGTGAAATCTACATCTGCATCCTGACATCCAGTTCTACGTTGTTTAAACACAAGCTCGTGATATAATGCTTTACCTTGATAGTTATATCCAAGATTGAGGTTAGATTCGCCTACTCGTTTATCTGGTTGCCATATTTGCTGTGGTGATAATAATCTACCTCCAAAGAAATTACATCCTGGTAAGAATATTCTACAACTTTCTGCTCCCATTTCTAATCCAACTTGTGACTTAGTAATATCAGACTTATCATAGTAAGCTCCGTAAAGTGGTGGATTATTAAAGTTTACATAGTTAATGTTTGCACTAACTGGATTGTATGGAATAGTTGCCGTATATACACCATCATATCCATTACCTAAATAGTAAAGAACTAATCCAGGTACTTGTCTATTAAATGTATAAGTATTATTTTTGGTAAGAATATCAGAAGTTGTATTCCAATTAAATAAGTTAGCTACTTGACTTTCAGTTACTAGTGCATCTTTAATATTAGAACTATAAGATAAACCAATACCTTTTTCGATAGCTTCCTGTCTAGTCATTTCCTTTAATTGTTGAACATCAAGCTGTGTCATATTATAGTTATTCCACATGTCAATGTTTTGTACAAATGGATGTTCTACAGTACTATAGGTATTTTCAAAGAACGATATTGTTGTGTTATTTGCAGGAGCATTAGATGAAATTAAGTTGAAGTCAATGTCATTTACTGTAGTTCTACTTGTTTTTTCAGATACATCTTTTCCAAATAGAAGCTTTAAAACAGGTCTTAAACAAAAGATATCTACATACTTATGTTCATTTATAACTTGGTTCTCATCAAGTTCAAGTCCTGTTAAGCTTTCTTCGTATTGATTAACTTTATCAACTAATACATTTGCTCGCTGTTGTAATTCTAGTAAATCCATCTTTAGTTCCCTAAATTAAATAATATACAAAATAGTACAAGAAATATAAATACTACATGTTAACCTCCGCTAAATACTATTCTTTGTAGTGCACTTATATCTCCCAAGTCATTTATATTTACATTTTTTGCAATTACAAATGATTTACAGTACCAGTCGCTACAAGGTTGTGTTGATATCTCTACTCTAAATCTATCGTATTCACAAGTATATGCCCATGGTAGACCTTGAGCTGCATACTCTTTTTGTAAATCCCAGATATTCAGGTAGATTGTTACATTAGTTTGTGGTTCTAGTTTTTCAGTTAAATATAGAGTACCAGAACCGCATCCATGTGATACGTAGCATGTACCACAATTATTACAAGAATGTCCTATATGCGAAATACCAAATGGTCTTGGTCTACAGTTTCCACTACCCGCCCAAGTTTCATAATTCCAAGATTGAGAAGTAGTTGAATGTGTTCCATCATCATTTATTAGATATACTTTTCCAGAACCATTACAGCTACCAGTTAAAGATGCTATGTAGTATTTACCGTTAATAGGTAGTTCATCTAGCAATGTTCCATTAACTCCCTCACCAGATATGCCTATTGGCATGATAAATGTGTTATTACCACCTAATGCATCACCTGTAGAATGATTATATGGATTGAATAATGCTTGGTCTGTAACGAAACACTTATCTATACTTTGTACACACGTATCTCCGTTATCAAGTTGATATGTTATTTGACCAGTTACACATCCACCATTTGAACCGTTAGGTACATCTTCTTCTGTTTCACCATAGTTGTTTCCAGAACCACCATAATTAGGTTCAAAAACAAATTCATATTGCCATCCATCTCCAACTACACGTCCATTAAATGTAGTAGTAGATAAAGGTATATTATTGTTGTTGTCTACAAATGTAAACTCAACATCTTTACTTATTGTTTCAGAGTATGACTGCTTGTCTACAGCACTTGGTACTGCTAGAGTTTGATAAGATGTATATGTATTTCTTAGATTGTTGGTTGGAATAATTAAACTGTCATGTGATATACATCCTAATGCACTTGGCGACCAATGTTGACAGTAGCTATCATTATCTGCGTGAGTTGAACCTGCATCTCTGTGTATTATACCCCGTTGAAAATATGAGAATGAATAGTTTCCGATTGTATCGCTATTTAAATTTGTGTATTCTTTATAGTAATCATTGATTAAGTTTTGTCTTAACCATCCACCTGCTTGTGATACTTGATATGGTTCACATAGGTTAGATAACCAAAGTCCTGGTTTTGATGTTTCAACATTTGCTATACCATTTTCGATAATACCATTTAATCTACAGTATGATACAGCTTGTTTATTTATATTTCCGTTAAATGCTTCTAGTAGTGTAAATCTAAAATATTTAAAAGCATATTCAGTTGTAATTTCTACATTATCATTTCCGCTTCCTGCTACAGAGTTTGTTCTGCTGTATGTTCCTATTGTTATCCAATCACTATTATCATTAGAAGCTTCCAATTTAAATGTTTTTAGAATATCACCTTCTATATTACTTGGTATTGATACGTTATTAAATGTGATTGACGTTAGCTTTATTGCATCTGGATTGTAGTAAGTGAACTGTTGATTAGGTAAATATCCTCCATAATAGTAGTAACCTTCATCTGGATTAGTCATTACGTAAAGTTCGTTACCTATTGCTGGTAATCCATTTACAGCAAAACTACTACCTCCAATAGTTCCATCTTCTGTTAATACTGGTTGTTCAAATTGAGTACCTATGGCTTTTTGTTTAATAGTTTTTGAGAGCTTTGTAAAGAGTGGTAGTCCATCTACTATTGTTGTCATGTATGTTTGACCATCAATAGATAACTCATTATTATATATTACATTTAATCCTTTTAATAAGTAGTCATGTACCCATAGTCTAAGACTACTCATATCTGGATAAGGAGTTAAATCCATTCCTTGTGGTTGAACTTGACAACCATCTTCTACATCCATAGCTTCTGCTTTTTTAAGAAGTTCTTCAATTGGGTCACGTTTAATTTTAGTTATTCTTTGATTAGATTTTACCATCTTATATTAACCATTCTGTTTCGTCTTGTGCTACAAAGAAAGTTGGTGGTAGATAATTAACACTTGGATTAACCTTACTTGGAGGCACATACGCGTTAACATTTTCCTCATTGACTACTGCTGCTTGTGCAGCTTTAACAAGTGATAAATCTACACCACGTGTTGGTTTTGATTTGTTAGATACAACTGCACCAGCATTAAAGTTTACTACTCCGATATCTGTTATATCTAAACTATTTGCACCAGTTGTGTATAAAGTATCATTACATTCACTAAAATAAAATAAGGTTGATGAACCTACATATTGTCCTGATAGTCTTTGAAAATCTGAATAAATTCCACATAAGTTACCAATATAAACATTCGGATAATCAATTAAAGGTGGTTCAAGTTTAGTTGACTGTGCAGGATATAACTTTGGAAAGTTTGTAGTTGGTAAGAACTTATTATTGGATTGAGAGTATTGTGTATCATTATATTCTAATACAGTGTGGTTCTCATCATCAAGGTAATAGATTGTTATATCGTCATTTAATACTTCTTTTAAAACTGGAGTTTCATCACGTGATAATACATCATACATGTATCCTGGTCCGTCTACAAAATCTTTTGATTGTTCGAGGTATCTACCGTAGGTATGAATTGTTGAACCATATCTACGTAGTAGACCATCAAATAATTTCTTGACATTATCAAATGCTGTTCTGTTTAGTAGTCTATTTGTTGATTGTTCAACTAACTCTTTAACCAATGTGTATGCTGATTTTTGTTGTGATAAGTCTACTTCAAAAGGATTAGTCCAAGTAGTTTCTGGATATACTTTGATGTTACCATTGACATAATCATTTAAGAACTCTACACAACGTTCATATTCTGCTTGATTAGTTGTACCATCTTCATTTATTATTTTAAAGTGCTCAATTGGCATTTATTATTCCTCAAATAATATTGTAACTTCATACTTTGTTGCGCTTGCTTATAAATATTGATTAATTATTTTAATAGTTCTTTATAATGCATCCATTTAATATTGTTTTTATCACAGTAGTTTGCGTAGGTTGTATTACTACCTTTGTAAATTTTGACGTTAGGATTTTGAAATACCATTACTATTTCATACTCTGGATGTTGTTCGACTAATAGTTTCATCTTCTTGCGGTCTTGTGAAGTCCATTTACCTTTAAGTTCATATATTAATCTACCTCGTACAAAATCAGGTTTATACTTATGCTTTGTTTCGGGTATTGTATATGATATATTGAATGGTTCATACTCAAAACCTAAGTGCTTTAAATGACCTGCTAATCGCGCTTCAAATTTACTGCGATACTTCTGGTCTGAACTTTTCTTCTGTGCCATCTGCTAATCTCACTATTAGTTTGTTGTCTGAATTTTCATCATCTTCAAGTTGAGAGAACTTAACTACTATTGTAAGTAGTTTATCAATCTGTTTAAGAATATCGGTATCACCATCTTTCATAAGAGTATCAACCTGCTTTAGAAGATTACTTCTTATGCGTTGAAATTTTACAGTTAGTAATGACGCTACTAGCTTGTTATATTCCTTGTATTTAAATAGTTCATCAATAAAGTTTATACATTTGATTGGATGCCAATCTTTATGTTTGTTCTGGATGTATTGTAATAGGTCTACACCATCAACATCCTTTGACGCTAACTCCAATAGCTCATTGTTTGTTAATTCCATTTAAGAACTCCTGTATTCTTATTATTATTGTGCTTATATCTTTTAGTTTGAATACTGTCTTTAATACTTTATATACACCTGTGTGATTAAACCCAACTTCAATAAATCGTTGTTTACCACTATAGATTAAACAAATATATTTACAGTCTTGAATACTTGTATCTAAGAACTTAGAACTTAATCTAAATCTATTACCACATGGAGTAGATATCACCTGTCCTATATGAATTTTCAAACTCCTGATGTTATAGACTTCCAAATTATAATCTCCGTTTTATGTTACTCATATCAATCTGTTTTATATTTGATATTGCATTAGATTTTGCACAAGCTGAATTAATGTACATTACTGCTTCACTTGGATTAACTCCATTAAGTGCAAGGAATAAAGAAGTTAGCATTGGTTGTAAATAATAATCATCTGCAAGTACATCCGTTTCTGAACTTACAAATTTTTTAGGACTACCAGAACTTATATCTTGGAATAAACCAGTTCTTATAACATAAGCGGTTTTGTCTTTAGTATCAATAGTTCCATCAGGATTTAATTTACAAGGTTTACCATCTTTTAAATAAGCTATCTTCTCATGATTACTATTATAATATCGCTTGCCTGCTTCTCCTGAAAGTTCTACTTCTACAATAACCTGTGGAGTTGATGAGAGTGATACAAGTAAATTAATATATCCTATTATTTTTTGTAAGCATCTATATGTTGGTTGAACTGGATAGTTTATTCTTACTGCAAGTGCTGTGTATATATCTTTAACTGTTGTCACTCTGAACCTCCGAGTATATCTTATTAAGTGTCTTTATTTGATTTCTCATATCTGCAATATATTTAAGTAGAAATTCTTCAAATCCATCTACTAGACTGTCTTCGATAGAAGTATTTACAAGCATGTGTACTGTATCAACTTCATCACCAATTTCATTTATTAGTGCTCGTTTATAACTATCTGTTCTTTGAAAGTACACTGCATCAATGTCTGCTAGTAGTGATAAATGATGTTCTATATCTCTACATATACCAATTGGTACATAATAAAATTCAAACATTTTTGTAATTTTCATATTATTTATTGTTCCTGAGTTGTTGTATCAACTACTTCTGTTTCTGCTGTTGGTTGTTCATCTGTCATAAGTTCTGACATTAGTAAATTAAATAATGATGATGCTCCTGCGGGAGTTAGTCCTAAACTTTCTGATAGAACTGCAACCATAATATCTTCTGCTGAAATTATATCTTCTTCTAAGCCTTGTGCTACTACTTCAATTACTTGATTATCGTTAGCTTCTGATTGAGGTGGTTGCTCTGTAGTCATAGTTTCTTCTTGGACTGCTTCTCCTGTTGGAGTTACTGTTGCATCTACCATTGTTTCTTCTTGTACTGGCATTGTCGGCTGTTGATTAGGCATATTCATTGACATGTTAATTACTCCTATTTAAGTTTTGTTATAACTGTATATAATGGACTTGGTAGTGAGTGTATAAGTTTGAATGATGATATTACTTGTTGCTTTTCTAAGTGTTTCATTATTGCTCTGATTATTACTAAACCACGAACACTAGCAAACCCTGTTGCTTGTACATTATAGTTATGATATTGATTGTTTATAAGCGCTTTAATTAATTCTTTATATCCTGTTTTACCTTTTTGAAAGTGTGGATGAATTAATAGTATTCCTCGTTTCTGTTTATCTATCACTATATGTTTCGTATAAGGTTTTATTAACTCAATCCAATCAGTCATTCATTTACTCCCAAGGCATTTTTTGTTCTGTAGCTTTTGTTGTCTTTGTTTTCTTTTCTTTCTTTGGTTCTGCATCTGCTGTTTTGCCTGTAGCTTTTGCAAGCTTTGCTTTGTACTCATCAACTTCTGCTTCTGTTAACTTGCGTACTACTGCTTCACCTGTTATGATTGGATGAGCTGCTTCTTTCTTTTGATAGATTGGTCCGTGGATTTCAACATAGTCACCTTTGTTAATTTCTTCACCATCTTTTTTAAATCTTAAGAATGATAAACCATTGGATACTACATATTGCTTATCTTCAAAAGTAGCTGTTACGTAGAATGTTCCTTTTACTACGAGTGGACTTGGATTTTTGCGGACTTGTTTCTTTTCTGTCATTTCGAACTCCTTAATTTTAAAAGTAATACTAAAATAAAATATATGGATAATTAAATTATTCCCAAATTTTATAGGTTTATAACATACTGTTTACAAAAGTTTACGTATCTCCTGTCTAAAATAATTTTGAACTTGGTCTGGATTTAAATCTGGTTTCCAAGGTAAGTAAGTAATATCGATTTTTCCTTGTTTAATACCTTTGTGTTTATCAAAACCATAGTGAGTGTAAATATTTGATATATCGATAGTATATTTCTTACTTAAATCAGCACATAATTTACATATTGTATTAAACTGCCTAAGTGTAAATGGATATAAAGATTGTTTGTGTTTAAGATTAAATCCATAGTTACAGCAAGCTGATACTCCTATTGAACCTGTGTTACCTAAGTATGTATGAGCCGTATATTTACCATCTTTACAATTTTCATTGTCCTCTGGTTTATATACACCTGAATGCACTGTACCTAAGTTATCTACTAAAAAATGATACGCTTTTAAATCTGTACTGTTAGGTTTATAACTACCGCCTGTATGATGAATTATTATTCTTTTCATTAGTTGTCTCCAAGTATAAAATCAAATATTAGTGATAGTGGTATAGTTAGTATTGCTATGACTACCACTGTTATAAAGAACCAATATAGTATTTGCATGTTTACTCCTTAACAATATATTCCACTATACGCATTTTGTCTGCTATGCTGGTTAATATCGTAGTTACGCCTCGACCATATCTCCTTTTTAATTTTTCTAGTGCTTTCTCTGCATTCTTACGTCTTCTGTAAATCATATAGTGTGAATTATAACTTGTAGATTGTAGCCAGTTATCAGCATAAGCTATCGCATATAATGTTCTTGGTATTGTCATGTTATACTCCTTAGTAACTTTTCATTATCTTTATTCGTTGATTAATACTTGGATGTGTTGAAGATACTTCATTCCATTTTTGTTTAATCACAATCTTTTTGAGTGCACTTGGTAAATAGTTCTTTGTGTTATCTTTTTTAGCCATAACAGTTGCAAACAAATCTGCTTCTATTTCATGTTCGTGTCTAATTTTCTGCTGTTGTTTTAAAGTAGTTGGATAGTTTGTATAGATAAACTCAAAAAATTTTATATGATGTTTAAGAACTCTATGACCTACTTCATGATATCCTACTGCAAGAACTTCATTGTAAGAGAGTTTGTTTGCTAGTCCTGTAGATATAACTATATTTCCTTGTGCTGTTGTGAATGCTTGAACTAATTCAGTATTACCAAAGTGGACATTACAAGATGTATTGTATAAGTTACAGGTATTTTCAAGTTTATTTTTTATAGTTACCTGTTCTTTTTCTGTTAAGCCATAAGTAGGATTACAAGTTATTATTAGTAGCACTATTACTGGTATTAACATTAGATAAATCAGCTTCTTTGTCATACGGCTTAACCTCTAATAATTGATAAATTAAATCTGTACTTTTTAAAGTTTTAAAGATTAATTGTGTTATTTGTAGGTGAACTGGTATTGATGAAGTGTGTCGATAGTTCCAGAAAGATTTATATACTTGTGTATCTTTAACATAAAAGTCTTTTGGACTGGCTAATACTGCTATTATTTTTAAGAACTGAATTAGTGCGTCTTTAGTATCATTATTCAATTCAAGGATAAATCCTAAGTGATGTCCTTTTGTACTTTCGATAGATAAATCTGGCACTAGAGTTTTAATATCATTCATTAGTTGATGTTTATTAGATACATTACCAAGTGAACATTTCTGGAGGCGTGTGTATAAAAATAGTTTTTGATATCTACGTCTAAGATAAAACTTTAGAGTTATACAATTCATTATTGCTTTTGAAGTAATCGATAGTGCTACTCTTTGATGAAAGTTCTTAGCTAGTTCTATCTTATTAAGTATTATATTTATAAAATTATTTTTATCCTTTGTTTTTGGCACATCCACATCCTTTATATTTATTATATCCAAGCATATCCACTCGTTTAGATAAGAAATTGTATTGCTCTTTCGTCATTGGTTGACCGTTGTAATAGAATTTTACTCTACCATTAATTAATCTTCGTTCACATCCGCAAGTTATACCATAGTTGTGCATAAACTTTAGCATAGTCTCTTTGATGTAGAATTTATATACACCATTTATTACTGAATATCCTGAACAGTCTATAAAGTTTAGTTCGTCTACATAAAGTATATCTTTTGGCTTGTATGAGTTAAAGAAGTTATCACTATTTTCGGTGATATGTGATATACAATCTTCGAATTTATCCTTGCGTATTCTATGTATTACTTTCACTTGATGTATTGTCCTTTTCAAGATTACGAGTAGCATATTCAAGACCATAAAGGAATAAATCTATTCTGCGTTCATTAATTGCTCTAACAATATCGACTGCCATTTGTTGTATCCGTCCTTCACCTTGGTCTGGTATATCAACTCCAAACTTACTTTCAGCATATTTAATTCCTGCTTTTACCGAAGCTTCAAGAATTTTTAATTCTATGTTTTGAACAGTTTCATTCTGCATTAGCGATAATCTAAATTTTATATAGTTTTTTAGTGCCTTGTTGCAAAAATTAAATAGTGTTCTGTTCGAGAATTGTTGAACATCAATGTTATCAAGATCAATACATCTCATTACTGTAAAGTCTTTAATTGTTTGTTTCAATTTGCTTATCATTTGTAAATTCCTCTATATCTTCGTAAGTTACTGGTACTCCACCAACATAAATAACTTCGTTCATATTCTATCCTTTTATTGATTGTAACACATTATTTAAAATGTCGCGAGCTGTAGCCATAACTACTGATTTTACTTTACATAAGTATTTAATTTCATTTTCTGGCGCTGTTACCAAGTTGAACATATGTTTAATCATACTTAGTTTAGATAGCTTCAATGTTATTGTTAGCTGTGTAAATGTTACTTCTTTTTCAGTAACTTCATAATCTAGCTTCAAAGCTTTCATACGTTCATCAATTTTTTGAAGTGCTTCATCTTTTGTTTCATTACTTACTATTAAATATGCGTCTACGTTCATAGTTAACTCCTTTATATATCTTGTATAAATACTTGTCCACAATCTCCACAAGTTACTACATTATATCCTAGTTCTTGTAAAGCTGTCAGTATTTCAAGTTGCTTTTTCATTTCATAAGTCATATCATAATCATCATAGAATAAATCTGGAAAATCACATTCATCTGATGTAAAACCGCAATAAGGACATGTTATTGTCATACCTTAATCACCTCCAAATAATATTTTATTAAGTTGCTTATTTGCTTCTTTTTTCTTTTGCTTTATAATCTCACTCTCCCAGGTAATATTTTCTGGTAACATATCACCCCAGTTAGGTTTATGTTCAGATAATTTAAGAGGTAACTCGTTGATAGACCTAACTTGTACTTTACCATTTTTTCGATTAGTTAAGTGATAATTAGTGCTTTTGATTGCGTCCTGAACAGTATCAGCCAATTCTCTGTCTGTCGTATATATTTCTGTTTCAAGATTAAGTTTTCTATCACGAACTTTTATGTAATTTTTTGAGTAACTAGTTAAGTATCGCTTCATTGTTTACTTCTCCATTATCCCATAGTAATTCAATATCCGTAATCCATATTCTGTTACGTATCATATAGCGCATTAGCTGTGTATCTGTTAAACAAGTAAATGATTTATTGTGAACTTTATCAAAATACATTTTAATCATAGTTAACTCCTATTTGATTAAAGAAAATCAAGTATGTTGTATAACTTCAACTTGATAAAACATATATATATATATATATTAATTATACAGTTATACTCTAATTAATATCGGGGTTGGAGGATTATGAAAATAAAATTGAGTTTAATAAATTTGCTTTTTCATTTCTGTTAGCTTTTGGTGCATATTTTGTATCGCCAGTAATTTTGTATAGTTCAGACTTGTTAACCAACTTTTCAACCTCTGTAAATCTTTTGTCGCCTGTTTCATAAAGTGCTTTAATAGCTTCTTTTTGAGCTTCTGTTAATTTTTTCAATCCTGAACTTGCTTGTTTTGCTTTTTCATTTGCCATAGTAAATACTCCTTTATTTGTACTACATTAAAATTATTCCCAGTTTAATATATGGTTTAACAATTATTGATTATTTGTTTACATTTCGTAATCTTTATCATAACAACATTGTAACCAGAATAGTTTGTCTTTTAGTTCGCATAGGTCACTATAAAAATTGTCAACATCATCTGTATTATTGAATTTGCAGTAACCGCAGGCGTCACTTACAACATACTCAAAGAAACAGTTATGTCTATCTATTAAATCCGTTATTGATTTACATTGTAGTTCATTGTCTGTTACCATTACTATTTTGTCAAAAATATTCATAATTTTATCCCTCCAAGTCCATTATTACATCAATACTATCTTTGTAGTTTTTATTAAGGTTAATATAGTTTTTGAGATTTACTTTTTCAAAATCTGACATATTTAAATATGCATAATATGCTCTTGTGTAACATCCTTGTGAACCTGATAGTTTTTTAATTGTATCAATAAATATTTCAAAACTTGTCATAATTAATCCTCCATATTTATTACTATATTTTACACGTTTTTATTCTACTATACTTTACCAGACTCTATCTCAATTCAAGTGTGTAATACCAATTATTATCTTTACATTTATATGGTCTTAGTCTATATCCTACTCTTATTAGTCGTTTCAAGACTATAAACTTAAGCATATTGTAAGCGGTCTTGAAGGACTCTCTACACGTCATAGGATTTACAAAATGCCACCGCTCATTATTTTTAAATAATATATCTGCATAATATTCCATTGGACTCAAATTCCAATCCCGAAACATCATCAAGGTATTTTTATATTGCGATAGTGGAATATATGTCTTATTATAAACTGTTGTCGTATTCACTTTAGTCATTATTATCACCTCCGTTATTGATATTATGCCCAGTTAACTACATTTATAACACATATTAATCATTTATTTACAAAAGTTAACAATATATTAATACTGCATTATAACTATTTGATGATTGTATTTCATATAAGTAACTCTCTTGATTATAGGAGTTACAAGCACTCTCAATAGCTTTACATATTTCTACTTGTTTTTTGTAGTCTTCATCAAATAGAATAATTTCAATTTTAAAACTAGGTGCTTTACATATAGAACCATCTTTATATTTATAACAATCTTGACACTTTGTTATTGTTGCGTAATCTAAAAATGATAAAAATGTATCAATCATTTTATCAATATTGTAGAATTCTTTTGTGTCTATGTCCTGTGTATCGATTGTAAATGTTAGTTTTTTCATCTTTTATCCTCCAATTAATTCAAATATACCACCAACTAATAAAATAAATAATATTAAATCAGCCATTAAATTTGTCATTTATTAAACCTCCGATTTATCCTTTAATATATTTTTCTTTTGCGTTAGCATATTGTATAAAGTTTATCAGTCCTGATTTATATAACCATAATAATTTTGTTAAGGTACTTCTTTTGTATGCTTTTGGATATTTCATGTTTTTCATCCTCCGTTCCTTATACTTTTATAATAGCATATTTAAATTATTTTGTCAAGCATTTTCATGTTATTTTGTTACAATTCTTTACATTATTAATATTTGTAACATTCTTGTGCGCTTCGCTTGCATTTTAGTTGATATTATGTTATAATAAGTATATAAAAAATAATCTTTGTATACATTGTAATTAAACATAAATCTTTATATA